CCGTCACCGTTGATCGCTACGTTATCGTATGTTCCGTTGTTGTAACCAGAACCTGCTGAATTAATAACAACAGTATCAATTTCACCAGCAACTGCGTTTGTCTTCACTGCGTCATTGGTGAAGACGGGCATATAATCGTTGGAGAAAAATTTGAGGACGGAAGCAACAGGGATGGTGTACATATATTTCCAACGATATCCATCACCAGTCGTGATGATGCTAGTGGAAGTACCAGTAGGCTCAACTGTAGAAGGTTTGCCGTTAGGGTCGGAAGGAGACGTACCATTGTAAATGCACTTATAAACTTGATATTGTGAATTCACGACATAAAAGTCAGAATCATAAAGTTTAGTAGCACCAGAAGAGGCAGTTTTACTAGGAGAGTAGTCATGGCGATACATATCGTAAGTGAAACCCAGTCCACCAGTAGTTTCTTCAGGAGAAACCCAGTCAATACGTCTGACAACTTGAACTGTATCTGAAGCGAGGACTCTCTTCAGGGAGATCATGTCATCATAAGAACCAGAAAACTCTTGGAAAGAGTCAACTGCTTGGGGTGGTGAGTTTTCATTGTCCCAATTCTGGGGACGACCGATGAACAGGTACAAACGATCTCTCGTCGTGCCTGCAGCATCATCACTTTGAGTCGCTACTGGACCCTCAAGTGCTTTAATAAATTTTCTCGCAGAGAAAATCCTAAATTGATCAGTTAATAGAGCTGCCATTTCCTAGGTACTACTGTCCTCCTGTTTATTTATGACGGTTAGACAGAACGAATTTGTGTAGTGTATGCGATGCTCTTAATTCTGTAAGATGCACCCGCGTTTCCGACAGCGTTTTCGCCACCCAAAACTGCCTGTGCTACTGCACCTGCGCCAGTTGTATCACCCGATGCATTTGTAAATGTAATGGTTGGGTGGAGTGCATACGTTCCGTCAATTGTTTGAGGGATACCGTATCCCCCGTTTGAAATCGTAATAGATTCAACCTGGTCACCAGCAGCAGTCATTACTACTGTACCAGTTGCCTGAATATCTCCAGTATTTTCAACTGTGATGGTTGGAACTCCAGTATAGTTAGTACCATTGTTCATGATTACAAAATCAGTAACAGTGCTATTTGAAGAGAACTCATTCAAGAAACCATTGACACCAAGGGCAACATTATTTGTATTGAAAGGCACAATGTCTTTCAATATGAGCACCCCAGTTGAAGGAGTCCAAGATACTACTGTACCTCTTACACCAGAAACAGAACCAGTTACAACTTCATTGACACTGTAGTTTTGATTATTTCCATTTGACTGATCTAAAGTAAGTTCAACTTGTGCAATGTGTTCAACACCATCACTCAGACCACCTGCAGCGATGATTGTTGCAAACTTGGTTGGTATAGCAGCGTCTTTGATATTATCTCCAACTTGGAACAGAGTGGTATTTTGACCACCGACTGTTTCTTCAATACCATACAAAGAATTATATATTCCACCATCAAGACTGATTTGGTTTTCAAATGTAGTTCCTGCATTGATAAGATCGGCAATACCGTCACCTGCTCCATCATTTTCTGCGACATCGACAAACTTAGTATCAACGATAGATCCAATAGGATACGTTAATGTAGTAATCGAATCACCAACAGATGTAGTGGTAGCATGTGGAAGAACTCCTGCTCCAGAACTATTTGCAACTCCAGCATCAAACTGAACGATAGCATCTTCAGTTGAAGGAATACCAGCATCAATGAATGCTAGTTCATCAACTTCAAACGTAACAAGAAGTTCTCTAGTTGCTGGATCCCAGTCATAAACCTTTGCGACTTTGTTGTTGGCATTCTCAACCCTACGGATTACTCGGTCACCAACATTGAATTCGTAAGTAGAGTTCCCATCACTATCATCCTGTCCAGTGTCAAGAATAACTCTCTGATCATACTTAAAGTTCACACCACGAGTCAAACCAGTAAATCTACCTCTACTCTTAGCGGTGTATGTAATTGTTTCTTTGTTGATGATAACCTGACCAGAACCAGGGAAAGCATCTGTAGAACTTACATATAAGGTTGTATCACTATTACCAAGGTCTCTAGTAAGACCTGTCAGATAGATATCCGAAGAGTTGAATGCCTGACGTGCTCTCGTCTTCCTCTTCAGGTTTACCAGTTTAGTAAAGATGACGTTTGGTGGAGATGTGTATCCGCTACCAGGTTCGGTAACATTGATTGCTGTTACTTGACCTTGACTAATTACTGCTTCTGCTTTAGCACCAATACCGCCACCACCACTGATGAGAACAAAGGGAGGTTCCTGATAGAACTCACCAGCGTCTACAACACTGATGGAAGAAACTCTACCTAAAGTATTAATAGAAGCAGCACCTTCAGCACCTTGTCCACCACCACCTTCAAAGATAAGGTTAGGAGGTGTGGCATAACTTCTACCCTGATTTAGCAGAGACAAACCAGTAACTGTTTGTGTTACGGGAGTACCAGCACCACCAGTACCTTCGCCTCCAAGAATAACTGCTTTTGCAGACCCGAAGAAACTATCGCCCTTCTTCGTCATCTTAATGTAAGCGATATCCCCTTTATAATGAAGGATTGTAGGTTGACCATTTGCATCAACTCCAGGGACATCCTCTTCATAAAGAACAATATCACCTGATGCTTGAGTTGGGAACGATGACACTAACGCAGGAACGGTATTGCCTTCAAATATAGGAGCACTGTAATACTTAGGACCAATCGCATATGGATATTGAGGATTACCAGAGGCATCTTCAGTCATGAAGTATGCATATGTGCCGTTAGGATACTCAGGAGTAGGTCCAAACTTACCGTTGAACTCATCCAGCAGACCTACAGAAGAGTCATAAATGTAGTCTTGAGTTAAGTCACCAAGAATATATCCTTCATTAACAAGACGAAGACCATAATTAGAATTGAGGTATGAGAATGCATATGCAACACGAGGTGCATTTACTGGAATTGTGATTCTAATTTCTCTTGTAGTAGCAGCATTAAATCCTTGCAGATATAACTGACGAGTTGCAACAGTTGATCCGTCAAGAACATAAACTACACTATTTTCTCCACTGTACAAATAGTCATCACTACCAATATTTGAAGGATCGTTAGTGCTATGCCAACCATCATTGGTTAGAGAGAAGAACAGATAGTGACTATCATTTGAAGAATCATCTTGATTGAAGATATAAGTCTTTCCTCTCTTCAGAGTCAAAAGTTCTTCTTCTTGACCACCAAAATAGAACTTATTATTTGCAACAGTTACGGTAAATGTTTCTGTACTTGCAGTAGTAACTTCTTCTCTAGTACCAGGAAGTTCTACAGTAGTTCTCAATCTATAAGAACTGGTCATTCTACCTACAGTTCTGCCTGTAGTGTATCCATATGGACCGTAAATAGGATATCCATCAAAGGACATACCCAGAACCTTAGAGTGCCCGCCAACGTGCCTAGAACGATCAATCGTTGCTGGATCATTAGTATTGCTTTGATAATAATCCTCAAGATAATAATTATTAGGATGAGGTTCAATTTCGATGGTTGGATCAAGAACCATATATCCTTCATCACCACTGCCACCAGACATGTAGCGATGATTCTTACAGTAATAATAGATGCGATTAGTTTCATCCGCATTCATTATGAATAGCGGTTGATATTCGTTCTCGTAATCTGCAGAAGGTGCTCCGCTGGGACTGGTGTAATACAGAGATCCCCCAGAAAGTGTTCCATCTGCAGTTGTAGAGAACTGCATAGGGTGACCACCATGAGCAACATTAGAGGACTCAGATTGATTCCACTGAATCAAGTAATTTCTCTGTACTTTAATGTCCTCTGGTGCAAAGTAATATTGACCAGGAGTGAAGGGACCAAACTCTTCTGCCTCTTCGCCAAAGTCAATGTAGAAGATACCGTTGGGGAATGTTGTAGGATCATCACTAGCCCTAAAACTAAATCCAGTAGATCCAAGCAGTAAGTCTGAAGTCTCAAACGTCCCTTGAACTGCTCTCAGATAAACTCTGACAATTTGATTGGCATTATTACGAACAATCTTTGCAATCTCACCTCTAGAAGTTCCACCTACTTCAGTGACAACTCTACCAACTTCTACTGCTGCTAATGATTCGTCAATATTATTAACAGGCAGCATGATATTATCAAATTCTACTTTGATATTCCATACAAACTTCTCTATCTTACCCCATTCAAAAACACCATTAGTATTATCAAACTCATTAATAACCTTGTTTGTTTGATAATACTGAACGTTGCCATCAACAACAGCATCATCAGCGTTAGTATTCTTTACATAATCATACTTTACTGTATCAATAGAGAAGTTAGTCGGCGCATTACCTGTAGTTCCCCATTCTGGAGTGTGGAGAAGACCACCGTTCGCTAAAATACCAAGTGCTTTATTATTTTGAAATTCTCTTGTTCCAGGATTAGGAACATCTTTACCACCTCTGTAAATGAATACCTGATCAAAAGATCTATCTACAAGAGGACCACCACCAGGAACTGCCTCTGCTTGAGTCCAGGTAGGTTTAGGATGATTATCTGCTTCAATACGAAGTCTATCATTCTTAACAGGAGGATTTCCAGAAGTCTGGAATGTACCTCTAGTCAAAGAGTTGGGATGTGATTGCCAGATTCTATTGATATCAAATGAATCTAGAACACCAGGAGTTTCTGATGTAGGGACAATTTGAAGTCTGAGAGGATCATATCCCCTTCCTCTCTCAAGAACACGAACATGAATAATTTTACCTGAATCAGCATCGATGATTGGATACAACAATGCTTCTTGATCAGGTGTTCCACAACCATCAATAACCAATCTAGGAGGATCAGCAGGATCATACCCGCTGCCACCGTTAATTAATTCTACTGCGCGAACGCCAAATACTTCATCGAAGATTGGCTTGATTACTGCGCCAGATCCAGGAACTTCTCTTGCCATTTATCCTCAACTTACGACGTTAATTGTTCCCTGCATTGCTGCGTGAAGCGTACACTGATAATACAGTGTATTAGGCGCATCCATAGGCACAGTCCAATACAGGACGGACGTGCCACTACCAGTTTGACCTGTTGTATAAGCAGTTCCTGTCAGACCCTGAGTGCTTTGAATTCTAAAGGGGTGTCCACCACCTTCAA